CGCCCTCTTTTTTTGCCTGTCCCCTAACCATAAATACACCCACATTAAGGAGAAACCATGCCAGATCCACGTTCTTGTTTGAAAAGCTTTACCACCACTGGTACCAATTTGGGTGGTCGTTCCCCGTCATTCCGAACTCGCGATGTTCGTCGTGATTATGAGAATGTTCAACAGAGACTTGAAAACATCGGGGATCGAATTGAAGGTGGTGTCAATGCCGCTAAAGAAGGAGACTTTCTAGGAGGGCAATTCACTTCTGGTCTTAATGAACTTCGTTGTCCTCCTACACCATATGCAAGCTTCTTCGCTGAACTTCAGCCACCAAAATTCCCATTCATGTTTGCTACGAAGTTCAATCTTCATCCAGACTTTGTTGGTTTGTTTGGCGGCGCCGCGTTTCCTGATGGTAGTCCTTCATGGTTTGTAAAACAGGCTGGGCGCCCAAATATGAACTATGAGTATGAAGAAGTTAACATGTATAACTATCGTACTCGCATCCTTAAGCGCTCTGAATTCCAGCCCGTCTCTTTGACGATGTATGATGACTTAAAAGATGCAACGGGAAGCTGGTGGAATACATACATCCGCCTAATGAGCCCAATTACTAACATTGCTTCTCAGGTCCGCCAGGAATATGAAGAAGGTGGCATGAATTGGGAGCCAGCGTTTATTGATAGTCTTGCAACCGACGAAGACTTACGAGTAGGTGATGGTTCTGTTACTAAAGCAACACCAACAGAAACAGGCATTACACCAATTGGGGCTGATTATTCAGCGGGCACGGGCGTTCTTCCATCTATCTCCGATCTTGGTAATGTTGATATTCTTCAGTCCATTCAGATAATGCACATTCTGGAGTTCGGCAAGAAGATGATTCTGTACACATATAGGAATCCTAAATTCACTGAAATTCGTTTCAATGATCTTGATTGGGAACAGAGTGGTCCTTCAACACTTGAAACCACATTCCAGTATGATGCATTTGAAATCAGCTATAAAGGCAACTTCACCAACGACTCTGTTGATTCGATTGATATGCCACCAGCATACCCAATCAAGCCTGACGGCCCTATTGTCAACGCTGGTCCATTTAGCTTCTAAATAGGGGCATGGCTAGATTCAAACAAGGTTGGTATGTACCGAAACATCCTGAAAAGTATGTTGGCAAACTCGACAAAATTCGTTATATGTCGTCGTGGGAATTGAAGACTCATAAGTTTCTTGACAACAATCCAAACATACTAAAATGGTCGTCGGAAGAGATACAAATTCCCTATCTGAAACCCACAGACAACCGCGTACACAGGTACTTTCCAGATTACTGGGTCCTATTTCGTAACAAACAAGGACAGCAAATGCAGGAGATCTGGGAGGTCAAACCTTTCAGTCAAACCCGCAAACCTCGCTCTCGCAAGACCAAAACACGTCTATATGAAGATGCGCAATATATCGTCAATATGGCGAAGTGGCAGGCTGCCCAACAATTTTGTAATAAATACAATCTGAAGTTTCGTATTCTAACTGAAAAGGACCTGTATAGGTAATGGCAAGACAAATCAAAAAGACTGAAAAGGCTGCAGAACATCCATTGGAAGAACTCCTTGATATTGAGGAAGGAACCACAATAATGGAATATGTTGAGCCAGCAATGCCAGCTGAAGTTGTTACAGTTGATGGTGTATATGATGAAAAGGACACCGAGATTGAAGAACAGCTTCAAGAAATATACGAAGTCGCAATGACCCAATTTGAAGTTCAGTCTGGTGTATGTGAAGAGGTTGAAGGAAAGTATGCTGCACGAAATGCCGAGGTCGCCGTTCAGTTCCTAACTGCCGCTCTGAATGCAGTTCAGACAAAATCCACCGTGAAAGCCAACAAAGACAAATTAGTCGTCAAAGCAATCACCTCTGAACCCAACGCAAAGGGCAACATAGTTCTTGATCGCAACGAACTAATGAAAATGCTTGAAAGCAAGTAATAGGTAACCCTATTCTAACGCGCTGTAAATAACTACATTGTGGCAAAGAATAGATTTATCAAACGAGCTCACGAAGAAACGGAATTCACTCCCGAGCAGGTCCTTGAGTTTCAAAAGTGTATGGATGATCCATTATACTTCATTGAAACATATGTCAAGATTGTCCATCCTCTCAAAGGCGCCGTCAACTTTGTACTGTATGATTATCAGCGTGAGCTGATTAATATGTATTGGAAGAACCGAGACACTATCGTTCTTTCGGCACGGCAGACTGGTAAGTCAACAACCGCCTCCGCCTACATTCTTTGGTACTCCATATTCCACTTCGACAAAACCACACTTATAGCCTCTAACAAAGAGAAGGGCGCTAAGGAAATGATCGCTCGTATTCGCTATGCGTATGAGCATCTGCCTATGTGGCTGAAGCCTGGTGTGGTTGATGATGGATGGAACAAGCATAGTGTTGGATTCGACAACGGATCCATAATAGATTCAACAGCCACTTCCGAAGACTCTGGCCGAGGCATGTCCATCTCCCTCCTATACCTTGACGAGTTTGCGTTCGTGGCTCCTAACATTGCGGAAGAGTTCTGGTCCGCTATCGCACCTACACTATCTACAGGTGGTGACTGTATCATCACTTCTACACCTAACGGCGACATGAATTTATTTGCACAGTTGTGGCGTGGTGCGGAGATTGGTGTTAATGGTTATGTGTCGAAGTGGGTTAAGTGGGATGAGCCACCAGGCCGTGATCAGAAGTTCAAAGACGACCAGATTGGTAAGATCGGCCAGCGTAAGTGGGATCAGGAGTACGAATGTGTGTTCTTATCCTCTGATGCGTTGCTACTTGACTCTATATGGATCGCTGGTGAAACAAAACGGTTTGAGTTGTCTAAAAACTTCCCACCATTGTTTGATCTTCGTGAAGTTCATTTCTGGAAGAAGATTGAAAGTGGTACTACTTATCTCATAGGGGTCGATCCGTCTACTGGTTCTGGAGAGGACTTTAGTGTTATCACTATCTTTGAATTTCCGGCGATGGTGCAAGTTGCTGAGTTCCGCTCGAACTCCATGTCGTCTCCGCACCTCTACAATGTGTTAAAGAATGTCATTCGGTATGTTGAGAATGAAGGCGGACTGGTATATTTCTCTGTTGAGAATAATGGTGTCGGTGAAGGTATCATATCATTATATGAAGCTGACGAAGCACCAATTGAAACTGCCGAGTTCGTATCCGAACCAGGAGCCACTCGTCGTGGTATGACAACAACTTCCAAGTCAAAGATGCGCGCCTGTGTTAATTTCAAAGAAATGGTTGAAAAGGGCAATCTCCATCTCAACTCTATTATGACCCTCAAAGAGCTAAAGATGTATGTCCGAAAGAGCGGGTCATACGCAGCACAAATTGGTGGCACTGATGATAGTGTTTCAGCTATACTAATCATTATGCGCATACTTGAAGAAATATCTTCATATGACCAAGAAGCATATAACAAGTTATATTCGTTTGAAGAAGACAATTGGTTTGGTGAGGGTTCAGGCAACTCTGACGATGACGAACCGATGCCAATGGTTTTCGGTTGATTTCCCCCTAATTTTCCTGTATAGTTCTCTTCAACAATAGAGGATTTTACTATGGATCTTGATTTAGACTATCGTTCCAACTTTATCTACTGGTATTTCAATCAGTTCCAACTGACTGAAATGTATCAGGGTATGTCTGCCGTTGCAGAAGAGAGCCCTTGGCATCGTGAGCGTAATATTGGAACCCACACTGATATGGTAGTTACCAACTATCTTGCGTTCGCTCCAGATGAGTGGGCATATGAGGATACGCTCGGTGCTTTGGCCTGTGCATTTCACGATGTAGGAAAGCCATCCGCCTGCCAGAAAAAGTGGAAAGAGGAAAGAGGTGACTACAAGTCGTTTGGTGGTCACGAGCAGATCAGTGCCCGTATGTGGGAAGACTGGGCTGCGACTAATTATGAGATGCTGACTGATGCTTTCATGTTCACTGCCTACGATATCTATCGGGTGGGTTGGATCATCGAGAAGCACTTGCCTTGGGGATTGAAGAAAACTGAAAAGCTTCACAGCCTTGGTCTTACTGCACTTGAGCTGTTTCCTGAGAACGGTCCTCGTCCTTTCACCAACATGTTATTGGCTGATACATATGGCCGCATGAGTGATGATTATATTGAGAAGCGTGCGAAGGTACATTCGTGGATTGAAGGATTCAATGATTTGGCTGAAAACATCGAGCGTATCGATACTCATCAGTTCCGTAATGGTAAGCCTGTTCTATATATGCCAATCGGCGCATCTGGAACCGGCAAGTCTACTTTCATTGATGGGATGCAGACTCGCGCAGCAGAAGTTGAAGAAGTGATCGACATCTTCTCTTGGGATCAGTTGCGGATGGAATGGTATTACGATTACAGCCCTGACTCATTATCTCCAAAGGAAGCGTATAAGTTAGCATTTGAGCGGCAGTGTGAAGATAAGGAGTTTATGAACAAGGCGAACAAGGCGTTCATGGAGATGTTGAAAAACCAAAATAGTGTTGTTGTTGATAACACCAACCTGTCCAAGAAGCGCCGTCGGTTCTTTATTGATCAGGCACGTCGTCAGGGATACTTTGTGATGGGTGTGTTGTTGCCAATCGCCCTACAGACAGTTCTTGACCGACAGAAGACTCGTCGTGATAAGAATGTGCCTTTGGAAGCTGTGAAGCAGCACTACATGTCAATGCAACTGCCTGAGTTTGGCGAAATGGATGACGTGTGGGTAATTGACCACAACCTTGCTTGAGGACCGATTAACACCGATAATCTTTACTTGAGGGCCGAAAGGCCCTCTTTTTTATTCAGCGTTTGCTCGTTCAGCTTTCTTCTTAGTGTTGTAATAATACGTCTGAGCACCAGCGGCTGACATGTTGAATGGCTCATCCCTCAATAGAGCAATAAACTCACCACGAGTAGGCATGTTGCCTGTTTCGTTTGTTATCTCATTGAAACGGTCCAACGCCTGTTGAGACTTCGTTGCACCGCCACCTCTTGTAGCCCTTGTCGCACGTGGCGCAGCAGCTGGAGTAGGGGCGTCACGACGACGAGTAGGTTCTGGGGCTTTCTTCTCAGGCATCTTGAAGTCTGGAGCAATTGTCTTCGGTTTAACGAGGTCAGTGAAAGGTGTTTCTGTACCGTCCCTGTCTAATGTTCTTACAGCCTTTTCGCCAGCATCTGAAATTGTGATTCTTGTAGAGCTTCCCACTCGGCGCGAATCAGCAAGACCAAGAGCAACAAGTTCCTTCTCTTGCTGATTTAAACTGAACCTCCGTAAGCGGCCATTATAACGGCTGTCTAAATCTCTGAGGGATTTTGTCAGCCTGCTTCGTTCCTTGATAGCTAATGGACCGCCCACTGTCCATCCAAACTTATCAGCGGCTGCTTTCATATACGGAAGCATTGCTTTTGATGCACCTTTAGTTGCTGGAAGCGTCAACCCTTCTTTCTTCCTGGCACCTCGAGTATCTGCTGACCACCTTGGAGCATCGGCCCCTTGTTTGTCTGTTGTATGGAATGCCTGTGTTATCTTTTTATTGCTAACGAAGAACGCACCAGGTGTTGCTCCATCAGGAGAATGTAACATCCACGCCTCGCCACGAGCGCCAGACTCAGCTGCGGAACGCTGCCAATTGGCTTGCTCTTCAGGAGTCATTCGTTTCAGCTTCCAATTGTTTTCAAATGGCAATTCATCTACGCCCTCTTTGCCGTAACGACCTTGGGCTCTCATACGTTCTATCTGCTCACGCTTGAGAACTTCCTGGGACTGAATTTCGCCTGCAGAGTTGACTTTGAACTCCTTGGTTCTCAGTGTTGCTTGTCTGTCAAACTTGAAACCATTTGCCTTTGCCATACTGTTCAGCTGGTCGGCGACCTTAGTGAAGTCATCCCACGTCTGCCAGTTGTGTTTCTTGGATTGATCATCCAACCCAATAATAAGGTTGTCTTTGGCTAGCATATTCATTATGAACCCATTATCGTGACCATAAGCAACTCGAGCGGTGATAACCTTATTTGGCACCTTGCCTTTGAATCTATCTTCAAACCACTTGTCGATGTCTTTGTCAAGCCACTGGTAATCAGACTCTGACCACTCATCGTCGCTTTTCTCCGCCCAGCGTCCGTAATCGTTCTTTACCTTGCGCGTACCCTTTGCGAAATTTTCTAAGTCAGGAACGAGACCAAATTCATCGTTCTTGCCTGCGTTCGTTCCATAGCTTGCATTTGCACGTATCTTGGTTGTGACTGTGGATACAAGAGCAGGAAGTCTGTTAGCCTTTTCGACACCAGAGAAATCCCACATCTTAGCTGGAACATCACCTTTAAGTTTTTCAGCTTTAACGTTTGGAATGTCTTTGGAATACTCGCCTTTATCGCTCTTGCCGATACCGTGACGAAGTCTTGTTGTCTTAGGAATCTTGAGTCCTTCCTTATTTGCCAACGCAACAATGGAAGCAACCACCTTAGGTTCTTGCTCACCGGCGGCTGACATACCTAAACCATATCGCTCCACGGAGTCACCACGAACAACAAACGGAACAACAAAATCCTTTTCATCGACAGCGAGAGCAATCATCTTGTTCTCGTCTTGTCCTCTGTGTCCTGTAACTGCCCGAGCCTCAGCAGTGTACAGCTTCTCGACTCGTTTTAAGAATGCTATTTCCCACTTCACCTTTTCGGAGTCTTTATGTCCGTATCCGTAATATTTTTTCTCCAGTGTCGCGGCTAATTTCTTTGCTGATTCGCCTGTGTATAGTTTCCACCCTGGCATTTTCTTCCCTGCTTCAATTTCCTTCTCGGCAGGTATTTCTGAAACGCCTTGTGTCGCACCACGCTCGTCGCTCGTCCACTCAATGCCACCAGCCCAGCTCAGCTGTCGTTTTAGTTTTTCGTGGATTCGTCCAGCGAGCCCCTGCTGCAATATGTAGTTAATAGCTTCATGAACCACATTTGTCTTCTTTGCTGGCTTGTTGTTTTCAAGAATATGCTCTAGAGATTCTCTCATCCCTGCTGTGTTTATTTGACCTTCCTTTCCCTCAGGATAACGTATTACCCTTGATATTGTTGGTGGCTCGGTTTCATCAACAATAATAGTAATAACAGGCAGGCCGTCGTCCTTTCGAACTTCATATATGCTGTTAGGAAACGCACGGTCCATACCATACTGTCCAGGGCCAACACTATACATATCATACAATGTCGCCATAGCCGCCTTGTCCTCTACGTTTCTAGGAAAATCAACTCTAACCAACTTCATTCCGTTGGATAGGGTTGTTATAGGGATGGTCTTAGGCATCAGTGCGGCAATTGCTTGAGCCTTTGTGTATAGCTTCTTGTTGTGATAATAGTAACCGGTGTTTCTAATGTCACTCTCTGCTGAGCCTGTCACATCGAGTTTGAAATGACTGATTAGTTCCTGAACAGATGGCATATACTTCTGGACAGGCGGCTTGTTGTTCTTGCCCTTCATCTCATCGAGCGAATGCTTATCGTTTTTAATACGAGCAGCCACCACAGAGTTCTGTGAAGGGTCACGAAGAACCAAGATGGAACATTTCGCTGAGTCGGTTCTGGCTTTTGTCCAGTGACTTCCGATACAGTTTTGTAGGGTAGCACCTTCACGCTTAAACGCATCGGCTGTGTCTAATTTCCACCAAGTGTATCCATCGGCGGTGCTAAACATCTTCGTCATGCCTTCCTGGGCACGAGCTTCAGTGTGCGAACCACGAGAGAAATACTCGTTTGCTTTTGTGATTAAATCATCAAGCTTCGCGGCCTTTGGGAACGCCTGGAACTCGCGCTGTGCACGAGCCTTCGCATCTGCGTCTTTTCCGACAATGTCATTTTCAAGAGCGTTAAGATAATGAGAAAGGTTGTCAATATTGTCTTTTAGACTATCGGAAGGCATGAAGAACATCAGTTCGCCATTCGCCACAGCTGTCGCCGCCCATTCCGGCGCACCTTGTGGAACCTCACGGAGAGCGTGAAGAAAACGCTCATCATTCATCAGAAGCTTGGATAGCTTCTTGGTCCACATCTGGCGGGCTTCGTCGGTGCTGAAGTTGTCATGATAGTTGTTTAGGAAGCTAACAATGCTCAAACCCTGATAAGGGTCTTTGACGTTGAAAACGTTTGCTTCCATAATCATTTCAAGTGGAGCAGGGGAAAATGCGACTTCAAATACTTTCATTATGAATTCCTATAGTCAATACTTTGAAGTATTTATAAATAGTGCTATGGAGAACATAAAATACGAATTAATGAAACAGGGGCTTGAAGAAGCGTCAATCCGCGACCTTGAGACTAACATTCAGCGTGGTTTCCCGAACACCAAAGCCCGTCAGCATGCAGTTGGTCCTATTCAAGTGCCAATCGTCAAACTGACACCATTCGCGCCATCAGGCAAGTTGTTCGCTGAATCTCAAGCAAATAATCAGGGCCGCAAATATAACCCTGAAATTATGTTCGAC